TCCGCGGCAGCAGCGACGGCGTCGAAGGCGGGCGCCATCTGCATCAGCGCGGCGTAGGCGCGGCGGCCGGCGTCGGTGTGCAGATCCTGCGCCTCGACCAGGCGGCGGAACTCAGCGCGCGTCCCAGGCATCGCCATGCCCAGCGCGGCCATGCCCTCGCGCACGCTGTCCGTCGTCTTGGCCAGCCGCTCCTCCTCGCTGAAGAAGGCCTGGTAGTAGGCCGAGGTGGCGGACGTGAAGCCCTCTAGCCCGCCCATGAGGTCGGCGAGCGCGCTGGCTGCGTCGCCGCCCCACACGTTCACGTCGAGCATGCGGACGCCGAGGAGGCGCAGCATCGGGTTCACGGCCTCGATTGAGCCGCCCAGGCGCTTCAGCGCGTCGCTGGCCTTCTCCCCGCCGCGGATCGCCCACTCGAAGCCGCGCATGGCCGCGTTGGCCATGTCCTCGGTCATGCCGGCGAACAGCTCCTCGATCTGCTTCTGGTTCGCCGCCTCGTCGCTGCCAAAGGCGAGACGGATGTGCCGGGTGTAGCCCGCGATCTGCTCCGTCGGCAGCGAGAGGGACTGCGCGAGCCCGCTGATCTGCCGGCGTAGCGCGCCGAAGGTCGAGGACAGCGCGTGATCCATGCCCGCGTCCAGCGCGCCGGTCTCGGTCCACCGCTTCGTCTTGCGGAAGTACCCGCCCTTGGCCTCGATGTCGGCCCAGGTGTTGCCGGTGAAGTCGTCGTTGCCGAACGTGCCCTCGATGCCCGAGGCCTTGACCTGGGGCGCCTTGCGGCCGAAGAACCGCTGCGTCAGCGCCGAGCCGGTCAGCATTGCCGCCGTCTTGGCGCCGAACATCCGGTCGAGGGCCTTGTTCATGGCCTCGTAGCCACTGTTCTTGAACACATGACGGGACAGCCCGTTCATGCTGCTGGTGTCGAACTTCCAGCCCCGGTCATGGAGTGAGCCGTTCGCCAGCATGCCGGCGATGATCGCGCCGACAACCGGGATCGCTGCAGCCGCGCTTGCGCCGGCCGACAGCGCCGTTCCGGTGCTCGCCATGCCGGCGGCCCCATAGGCCGAGGAGGCTGCCGCAGCCTGGGCGCCAGTGAGCCCCATGCCGGTGCCGAAGGCTGACAGGGAGCCCATGCCTAGCGTGTTGCCGGCAGCGGCGATCATTCCGCCCAGGCTCGCCGACGAGCCCAGCGAGGCAAGCTGCAGGTACTGCCCCAGGCCCGCGGTGCCCGAGATCTGCGGCGCCGTCGCGCTGGCCGGCGACGCCATCCCGAGCAGGCCCATGAAGCTCGACACCGCGGGGTTCACCACGGCCTGAATCACGGGGCGCAGGACCGTCGAGCGGAACAGGCCCTTGATGTATTCCCAGGCGCTCTTGCCTCCCTGCATGAGGGCGTCGGAGAGGGACTGCCCGATCTGCTCGGTTGTGCGCTGCCACTCGTCGCGCACTTGACGCTGCATGTCTGCATCGACCTGCTTGCGCGCGCCGCCGTACCGCGCATCGGCAAGCTGCCGCTGCAGCTCGATCTCCTGGCGCAGCGCTGCGAGGCGCTCGGGCGACGTACCGGCGAGCTCCTCCATGCGCAGGCGCTCCTCAAGCAGCGCGATGTTCGCCAGCGCGCGCCGGTGCTCGAGCTCGGTGAGCGCCGCCCCCTCGAGGCCGATGGCCTCATTGCGCTCCTGCTGCTCCTTGAGCGCCGCCGCCAGGCTGTCGACGGTCGCGTAGAGCTGCGCGTCGGCCTTGGCCGCGTGGGCGGTCACAGCGCCCATCGCCTCGCCGAGCTCCTTCTGCTCCTTCTTGTATTCCTCGGTGAGCTGCTTGGCCGCCGCCTGCGAGCCGATCAGCTTCTCGACCGCCGCAACGTACCGATCCTCGGAGATCTCCCCCTTGGCGCGCATCTTCTGCAGCCGCTCGAGGGTCTCGAGGTAGTCGGTGTCCAGGCCGATCGCCCCCATCAGCAGCGCCTGCCGCTTCTTCGCCTCTTCGGCCGCGGCTTTCTCGGCCTCGCTGGCCTTCTGGGTCGCCCCGGTCTTTTTGAGCAGCGCGGCCTGCTGCAGCCCCAGGACCTCGGCGTACTCCTTCTCCCCGATGAGTCCCGCTGCCCGGTCCTTGGCGAGCTGGCTCATGGCCTCGACGTAATCCTTGTCGACGCCGGAGATCTTCAGGCGCAGCGCGGCCAGACGCTCAGCGGCTTGCTCCTGTGCGGCGAGCTGCTGCCCCACCGTCTGGGGATTCACGAGTCCGCGCCCGCCACCTGCCCCCTGCTCCTGCCCTCCCGAGGCTGCAAGCTCGCGGTTGGCCCGGGCCAGATCGCGCGCAGCCGCGGCGCGCTCGCTCATGCTGTAGATGCTGAGCTTGCCGAAGCGCTGCTCCTGCTCGTCCAGCCGCTTGATCGTGGCCGTCGCGTCGGCCACTGCCTGCTCCAGCGTCATGAAGTCGCGGTTGACCATGCCCAGCCCGACCGCACGGCCGATGATCATGCCCAGGCCGTCGTTCATCTGCCGCAAGAAGCCGCCGCCCTGGTTGCGCGCCCGGTCCATGGCTTCGCTGACGGCCTTCATGTCGTTCGTCAGAACGCCCATGCTGTTGGCAATGCCGCGGGAAATCCCGCTATCGCCGACCGCCCGCTTGAGCGAGCTCCAGGCGTTACCCATGCGCGCGACCGCGGCGTCGAGCCGGTCGGCCGACTTCTCCGCCGCATCGCCCAGCTCCTGCTCGAGCTGGCGGGCGAACTTGGGCAGGAAGTCCTCGGAGAGCACTTGGCCCTGCTCGAGCATCTTGCTGAGCTCGACCGTGGTCACGCCCATCGCGCGCGCCGCGATCTGGAAGGCCCCAGGCAGGCGTTCGCCGAGCTGGCCAGTGAGCTCCTCGGAGCTGACCTTGCCCTTGGAGATCATCTGCTGCAGCGCGAGCAGCGCGCCCGAGGTCTCGTCCGCGCTCAGCCCCATCGCCGCCGCCGCCTTCGAGACAGCCTCGAAGACCTGGCGGGCGCCTTTCCCCTCCATGCTCGTGCCGCGCGCCGCGGCGGCCAGCATCCCATAGGCCTTCGCCGCACCCTGCAGGTCCAGGCCCAGCCGGTTGGCCAACCCAGAGACGAAAGCCATCTCCCGCGCCCCGGCGCCGCCGGTGGCGAAGTCGAGCTGCGTCGCCAGACGCTCAGCGGCCGCGCTCGCCTCGAACAGTGCCCTGCCCGCCGCCTGAAGCACGCCCAACGTGCCAACGAGTGCACCATAGTGCCCAATGCGCCCGATGGCCGCGGCGAGGCGGTCCGCACCATTCCCGGCATCATCTGCAGACTGGCCAACCGCCTGCACCTGACGCTGGACCCCTCCTAGCTGCGAGGCCACGGCACCCGCCCCCTGCAGGGTCAACCGAATGCCGATCTCTTCACTACTGCTCAAGGGATTACCCTCCGAACCATGGACCCGCTGCTCAAGACCTTTACCGCCGGCGCACTCAAGGGAGTGAGCTGCGCACTGGCGTTCCTGCTGTGGCTTGTCGCCTGGCTGACGTGGGGGACCGGACAGGCGTCATGGATGCAGGCGCTGCTGACGATGGCGGCGGCCTTTGCACTGCTGGCACGCGCACTGCTCGGACGGGGCTGGTGGCGTGCGTGGGCCAAACGCTGACCGTCAGCCCTTGCCGCCCTCGCGCTGCCGCGCCCATTCCGCAAGGGCTGCGCGCTCCATGATCTGAAGCTCCGCGAACCGCTCGTCGGCCTCGCGCCCACGCAGCCGGAAGCGCCGGCGCATGACAACCTCGATGCCGGGGTAATCGAAGCCAGTTCGACCGGCCAGTCCAACGCGCCACTGGGTCTGCACCTGGTTCCAGAGCTGCAGCGCGGCGACGTGCTCGGGCCAGAGGTAGAAAGGCTCGTCGCGCACGACCTCGCCCTCGGCAACCAGGCCGACTGCAGCGAGCGCGGCAGCGATGCGGTCTTCGGGAGCAGGTTCATCGTCATGTCCGGTCCTGAGTTCGCCACGCGCCCACAGGCGCGCGGCCTCCATCAGTTTTTTTCCTTGGCTCCCACCGCCTGGATGTAGGCGCCGAAGCACAGGCTCGCGATGCCGGGGATGTCCAGGAGCTGCGCGAGGCCGGCGTCGCTGTACGGCAGCGGCTGGCCCTCGGCGTCGAGCACGCCGCTCCAGCCTTGCGCGACGCGCTGCACCACCTCGCCGACCAACGTCTCCTTCGAATCGATGACCGACTTCAGCTCAGCGGCAGTCAGCCGCTCGCAGGTCAGCGAGAAATTGAACGGGACGGACTTGCCGGCCTCGTCGGAGATGACGCCCTTGACGGGCACGGCAACGGTGTTGGAGACGACGAGCTTGAATGCCATGGTGGTGAGTCGATGAGGGGTGAGAGACGCCCGGCTCGCGGCCGGGCGGATGGCGTCAGACGCAGGCGAAGCGCAGCTCGTCGTTGCCCGACACGGGCACCAGGCGCAGATCGAAGCCGATCAGGCGGTTGCCGTTGAGCTCGGCCTTGCTCGGGTTGATGAGCTGCACCGCGGGCGCGTGCACGATCAGCTTGTTGCCGGCGGTGGTGCCCACCGTCATCGCGAGCGACTGCGTGGTGTTCGCCTTGACGCTGTTCATCAGCGAGACCTCCTGCGCCGCAGTCAGGTCGAGCTGCATCGAGCCGGTGGCGGCGCGGTCGGCGATCTGCACGAACTCGCTGTTGAGCATCGGCGTGAATGCCACCTGGTTGCCCAGCTCGAGCTCCAGGCCAGTGCTGTTGTAGGTGGTGCCGTTGGCCAGTGCGCCGGCGGCGTAGGTCGCGCCGAGCGTGATGTCGACGACGTTGGCCTTGGTGATCGCGGGCGGCACGCGCCACGCCGTCAGCGTCGCGCTCGGGTTCGCCGCCGCGCTCACGCCGCCGTCCAGGCCGATGAGGTCCACCGACAGCGTCGGGCGCTCGCCCACCTTGAAGCTGAACTTCGGGTTGCCCATCGCACCCACGAGCTTGTGCAGCACACCGTCGTCGTAGTAGTAGACGGTGACGGTCTTGTGGCCGCTGGAGACCGGCGTGTATTCGTTGCGCGCGGGCGTCGCCAGGTTCGCCTCGGCCATGCCGCAGGCCTGCAGCAGCACGCCCCAGCGCGGTGCGGTGCCGGCGGTGCCGCTGCCGGCCATCTCGACGGTGATCGTCGCCTTGACGCTGGCCGGGCCCACGAGCTGCTCGGCGCCGCCCATGAAGGGGCGGATCAGCTTGCGGTCGATGTTCTGCGCGTCCAGCGGCGTGATGCTGACATCGGCCAGCAGCACGGCATCGGCGGCGCCGGTCGGTGCGGCATCGGTGCCGATCGTGGTCTCGACCTTGGCGAGGACGACGGTGTTCGTGATCAGGCGCGGCATGGCTTACTCCTGCGATTCGGTGGGCTCGCCGGCCGTGACAGGCTCGGCAGCGGGTTCGTTGGGGCGCCAGTGCGGCGCGGTGTCGCTCCAGTTCCACGAGCCGCCACCGGGCAGCGGCGTGTTCTCGGGCGTGGGCGTCGGGGTCGGTTCGGTCTGCGGCATGGGTCAGCTCACGAGGTTCAGGGTGGTGTCGGTGCGCACGGCGATGCGGTAGGAGGCAGCGAGCTCGCCAAGCGTGGTGCTGCCGGACTGGGCACGGGTCTCGGTCGCCGTCAGCTCAATGCCGAGCGCCTGGAGCTCGGCGCTGCCGCACAGCGCGGCATGCACTGCGTGGTGCAGCTCGTCGGCCGCGGCCTCCCAGTTCGGGCCGCTGACCAGGTGGTGCACCAGCACGGTGAGCTCGTGGTCGAGCATGCCGATCGGGGCGGTGGCCATGCGGCGGGTGGCGCCGCGGCGCACGAAGACCATCGGGCAGTCCTCGGGGCTCCACTCGTCGTCGGCCTGGTGGCGCACCACCCGGGGACCCGCGGGCGTGCTGGCCGAGGCGATGACGTCGGCGACGCGCTGCAGCAGCTGCTCGAAGGCGGTGGCAGCCATGCGTCAGTCCTTCGCCAGCGAAACGAGCAGCTCCGCCCCGTCGCGCAGCGGCTGGCCGGCCTCCCGGGCACGCCAGGTCGTGGCGCCGATCTGGAAGGTGTCGCCCTTGCGCACGCCGCCCGGCACGGCCGCCGTGGGCAGCTTGAGCGATGGCGAGTCGCCCTGCATCAAGCCGGCGATCGAGGCGTCACCGCCGCCCATGTCGAGGATCACGTGCACAGCGGTCTCGATGCCGCTCGCCGCGCTCGTGTGCGTGGCGGGCGTGCCGAGGCGGCGGTACAGGCGATCGACCATGGCGGCGGCGTCGAGCATCGCGATTCAGCCGGCTTAGACGACGACGCCGTTCAGGCGCACGCGCATCGTTGCCTCGCCCGCACCCTTGGCGGCCGCCAGGCAGCCGATCAGCGTGTTGCCGGTCGCCGTGACGGTGCAGCGCTTGTTGGTGTTGTCCCAGTACACCTTGGCGCCGACGGCACCGGTGTCGGTGGCCAGGGCCGTCAGCTCGAACACGCCGACGGTGTGGCCCTCGACCTCGGCGCCGTTGGCGGCGGTCGTCGCTGCGACAGCGAACAGCGAGCCGACGAGCATGCCGGCGCCGGCGGCGACAGCGTAGGGAGCGATCAGGGCCATCGTGAGGCCCGACTGGATGAAGTTCTTCATGTTGAAGCCCTCGGTAGAGAGGAAATGGAGATCTCGAAGCAGCGTCAGCAGGCCGGACAAGCCGGCCCGCACGCTCATCAGGCAGCGGCGCCCGTGGCCTTGTAGAGACCGCGGAAGTCCAGCGCCTTGGCGGCGAAGTCCAGGCGGCACTTGAAGGACACGCCATCGGTCTCGAAGCCCATCTCGCTCTCGATCACCGGACCCTCGGCGCCGTCGAGGTAGCAGTACTCGACCGTGTCGACCTGCGAGTTGCTGGCCGCGGCGTACCAGGCGGTGGCGGAGGCCGCGTCGAGGATCGGCTCGACGATCGGGTCGACCGAGGTGCGGCCGCCCGAGCGGAACTCGTTGACGGCAGCTTGGGTGGCCGGCACGTAGTTGGAGCTCGTGAGCTGATACGCGATCTGCTCGAGCGCGGCCGGCACGATCAGGTAGGCCGGCGCCAGGTTGAGCTCCTCGCCCGCCAGCCCCTTCTGCAGTCGCATCGCCTTGCGCGCCGCCGACAGCGCGTCGAACGACAGGGCCGACCCGGCGCCGCCAAGGTTCTTGCGATCCGTGTGGAAGAGCGCCACGCCGTCGGCGAGCGCGGCGTTGGCCGTGAGCTGCGCGTAAACGGTGCGGTTCTCCAGGCGCGCGGCGGCGCCGCCGAAGCCAGCGACCAGACGATCGAAGGCCCGCAGGTCGTCGTTGATGATGGCTTGGCGGCTCAGGGAGACGATGCGCCCGAAGGTCGTCACCGCATAGGTCTCGCCGCCGTCGCTGAGGCTGCCGTACTTGAACTCGCCGTGCTCGTTGACCTTGAGCAGGTCGGGCATCGCCGAGAGCTGCACGACGGTGATGTTCTTGAAGTCCGGCGCGTTCGGCGCACGGCGGGCCCAACGGGTGTAGCTGCCGGGGTTCTCCTCGTAGCCGGCGCGCAGGCGCTTGGAGGCGACGTTCGACAGCACCGCCGAGAAGTCGGAGGACGTGTGCATGCCGCCCGAGCGGAAGTTCAGCATGCGGGTGGCGAGCTGCAGACGATCCATGCCGCGGGTGTTAACGCCGCCGGCCTCGAGCATGTCGCGCCCGATCTCCAGCAGGCTCATGCCGCGGAACTGGCGGCCGTGGTCGGTGAGCTGAGAGCGCGCGTCGACGCGGTGCATGAGGGCTTCCTCCATGCCACGCATGCGCGTCTCGGTCTCGTCGCGCACCGTCTGCACGCCGCGCACGTTGATGTGGCCGCCGGCGGCCGCATCGCGCACGGCCAGCTCCTGCAGCACGGCCGAGCGGGCCTGGTCGAGCGACTGGCCGCTGCGGATCAGGCCGGCGGCCAGATGGGCGACACCGTGGCGGGTGCACACCTCGGTGATGTTGGCGGCGCGCTGCGCCACTTCTGCGGCCGCGCGCTGGGCCACGTCGTCGGCTGGCGGGTTGACGACGGCAGGCGCCGGCGCTGCTGCGGCCTGACGGTTGGCAGTGGCGGGCGTCGTGGTGCCGCCCTGGGGATCGTTCTCGAGGGGCATGGAGTGCTCCGTGGTGGAAATGTGGGCGGCTGCCCGGATGAACTGGCAAGGCTGGCCGGCAGGCGGCTGGCCATTGCCCTGAGGCTGGGAGGTGTGCTGCGAGCGCGTGGAGGCGTTGGGGTCGGCCGGCACCGTGACGAAGGAGATCTCCTGCGGCGTCCAGCGCACGGCGCGGTACAGCGGCAGGTTCACGCCGTCGGTGCGGTCCTGGGCGCGGGTGATCTCGTAGCGCTCGACCGAGTAGCCAAAGGAGATCGAGCGGATGATCCCGGCCTTGATGTCGGCGACGATGCCGGCGACGTCCTCGCGCTGGCTCAGGCGCAGGATCGCGCGGCCCTCGCCGGCGTTGACCCAACCGCGCTGAGCGACGCCGAGGATGGAGCCGACGCCGCCCCAGGTGCGGTGGCCGTCGAGCACCTGCACGACGCCGGCCTCGAAGCGGGCCATGTCCACCGTCTCCTCGCTGACGACGAGCTCCTCCTCGTACATCGTCTCGGTCCACCAGTCATAGGCGCGGCGGCGGCTGCCGGTGGTCCAGACCACCTCGATGGTGTTGTCGGCCTCGTTGAAGGTCGAGGGCACCAGGGTCGCCTCGCGCATCTGCATCGGCAGGTCGCGAGTCTCAGACTGCGGTGCGGCTTGAGTCGGGTTGGCTTGCGGCATGCCTCGGCACTGTGCCGAGGCGGCTGTCTCATTTCTCGGAAAAATGAGACGGTTTCAGCGCCCCGCCGCCGATGCGGTTCCGGAGTCCTCCGGGGCTTCGGCGCGCGTCTTCTGCATCGCGAGCAGCACATCGAGGATGCCCCGATCGCGCAGCCCCTTGATGTCCTTCTCCAGCTCGTCGAAGACCATATCGGCGTCGTAACCGCGACGGCGCAGCTTCTCGCTGATGCTCGACATCCCGCCCCCGATCTCGAGCAGGTCGGCCGTAAGCTCCTGGGCCGGGTTGATGTAGTCCCACTTCGGGGTGGAGTGCTCCACCGTGTAGTCGAGCCGGCCCGGCACCTGGCCCCCAAGGGACGCATAGCGCGCGAACTCGTCGCTGATGCGCTGGCACATCACGGGGATGACAACGTGCCACTGCAGCTGCTCGATCTCTCGGCGGAAGTCCTGCTGCCGCACGCGCGCGCTGCTGAAGTTGACCTCCCGCATGTCGCCCGTGGCCTGCTCGTAGGTAAAGCCGGCGCCCGAGCAGATCAGATGCAGCTCGTACTTCACATAGTCGACGTAGCCAGGGGCGACGTTCGGCGCGACAGTCGTGATGTTCATGCCGGTCGGCACCTGGATCACGTTCCCGCTCGGCAGATCCCCCAGGATTCCAGTCTGCTGGGCCTCCTCGGGACGATCTGACAGCATTGACGGGTCGCCGCTGACGATCACACCGAGCCGGGTCTCGAGGTTCTTGCGCCCGAGCTCCGCGTCCTGGTAGAGCTGCAGGTCGCGCACGCGGCTGATCACAGGCGCCAGGCGGGGGAAGCCCCTGCCCTGCCCCGGCCGCTCGGCAGCGAAGAGATGGATGATCAAGTCGGCCGACACGCGCCGGCTCTCGGTGCGCGCCGTCTTCTTGATGCGCCCGATGTCGCCCGGGTGGTTGTCCCACAGCCAGTAGGCCACTGCACGGCCGAAGGCGTCGTACTCGACGCCGTTGAGCACTGCGTTGCCGTTGTCCGCGCTGGTGCGCAGCTCGTCGAGCCAGTCGATCTCGAGCAGCTGCAGCTGTAGCGGCACCGGCAGCCCGTCTTCCGGGCGGCGCGGGCGCAAGCGGATCAGCACCTCGCCGTCGACATCCATTGCGCGCACCGCATCGGCCTCCAGGCCGTAGAGGTCGCGCCGGCCGTCGGCGTCGGCGACCCTGACCCACTCGGCCCACAGCTGATTGAGCCGCTCGCCGGAGCGGCCGCGGAACTTGCGCCTCATGCCGGTGCCGATGATGTGCGCGACGCGCGCCTCCAGGCCCGAGCGGATGTAGGACACGTTCTGCTTCAGCGCCCGGCTCTTGCTGCGCAAGGTCCGGCCATCCATGGCGTGGTCGGCATTGGCGCTCGCGCCGGCGCGGCGGGGCTTCCAGGGGTCGCGGGGACTGGCTGCCTCATAGGCGCGCTGCAGGCGCAGGCGATCGAAGTGGCGGCGCAGGCCTGCGCCGGGAGACAGCCAGCCGATGGCGCGGTCGAGGAAGGTGATGCGGGGCTCGGCCATCAGTCGCCCCGGCTGGTGGTGAAGTTGAAGCGGAAGGCGCCGCCGGCGCGGCGGCCGGGCGCCTGAGCGGCCAGCACGTTGGCCACGTGGGCCCGAGCCGCCTGCAGCTCGGTGATGGATCGGTAGCGAATGCGACGGCCATCGAGCTCCACCTCCAGCTCGGAGGAGGCGATGGCAGCGTCGAGCGAGTCGAGGTCAGATTGGGAGAGGGCCATAGCCCCGGCACGCTACCGGGGCGGCTGTCTCATTTCTCGGAAAAATGAGACAAGTTTTTTCCGTGCGAGCCGCGCATGCGATAGACCGTGGCACGGCTCAATCCGAGTTTGACGGCCACATCTTTGGGCCGCGCACCGCCAGCACACAACTCCCGCACCTGCTGGGCAAGGACTTCACCACTCATGTGTCGTCGCTTGTGAATATAAATCTCTTGGCCGCTGAACTCGCCACGCACCGCGTTCTTCGCCTCGCTTAGCGAGCGTGCACCACTAACAAGCTGCGGGAGATGTGCAATCACGAGGTCGAAGATTCGGTCGACGAGGTCCGGGTCGGCGAAGCGCTCACTGAGCTGATGGCGGGCAGGCGGGGTGGTGTCGGCGGCGGTTTTCGATGTCATTAAGTCACCAGGCACGGGCGAAGGATCGGGAGGGGGTGAGGGCAGGACGAGGGATGGCCGCTGCACGTGGGGTGGGGGCAGCGGCAGAGTTGTCCTGGGAGGCGCCAGGGGTAGCAGCCTCCTCAGGGGCGGGCAGCACGTCGGCCGGGGCTGCCGGCGCGCTGAAGAGATCAATGGGAGGTTGCACGCGGGCCTCGAGCTGCTGCCAGCGCTTCTCGCTGTAGCCATCGAGCCCGAGGATGAAGGCAGCGTGCAGCGCGTAGTTGCGGCAGTCGAGCACCTCGTTGCGCGGCCGGCGCTTCACCCACTTGTAGGTCTCGCCGCCACGCGGCCCCTTCACGAGGATGCGCTGCTCGGCCGTGAGCTGCTCGAACCACTCGCGTGAGAGCTGGTCGCTGAAGTGCACGTAGCCCGGACCCGGCGTGTCGATCGTGAGCTGGCCGAGCAGCAGGTCCTTGGCGGTGTCGACGCCGATGCTCCAGAGCTTCACACCGTTGGCCCACTTCTGGCCGCGCCAGGTGATCTCCTGCGACGAGGCCGCACCCTTGATCGGCTTGCCCTCCTCGCTGGAGCCCTTGACCGCTTGCACCGGCAGCTGGTGCACGTTCTTGCGCACCCAGTTGTAGACGGCCTGCGTCTGGTCGCTCGAGTCGATGGAGATGCTGTCGATGCCGAGCGCACTGCCACCGGCCCAGGCTTGCGGATAGCGACGCTGCAGGTAGATGGTGACCTGCTCCCAGTCCTCGTCGTTGGCCGGGTTGCCTTCGATGATGTGATGGTCGACGGTCCAGCTCTCGAGCCCGCGCCCCCATGCCCAGACGCCGATTTCCCAGCGGTTTCGCTGCACGTCGACCCCGGCAGTGAGGCGCAGCCCTCCGATCGGCACGAGGCCGAGCGGGTACGGCTCAGCGCGCTTTTGCAGCGCGTGCTCGTCGCTGCGCTCCCCCTGGAGCTCCCAGGTCTCGCCGAGCGTCTCGTTGACGAAGCCCTGCATCGGGCCCGCGTCGCCCGTCTGCAGGATCTCGTAGGCGTGCTCGAACTCGCGCGCGATGCTCTCCCAGCTGCGTTGCGGGCTGTAGGCGGCCCACACCTGCACGCCGACGTGCCGCGGCGGACGCACCGGCTCGCCCTGGTCATTGCGCCAGGTGCGGTCGGCCCCGTACCTCAGCCCCGTCTTGATGCACACCCAGGTGCCGGTGAGTGGCACGCCCTCGGGCAGGTAGTCGGCCTGCGTGATGGACTCGAGGCAGTGCGGGCAGACGTGGCGGATGGTCTCGGGGCGCCCGCGCTCCCACTTCATGCCGTGGCGCTTGTCCTTGCCGCCCCACAGCAGCGGGTGCTCGGCGCCGCAGTGCGGGCACTCGATGTGGTAGCGCAGGTCCGCGCCGGCCTTCTCGCGCGAGCGCTCGACGTGGCTCAGCCCCTTGATGCGCGGCGTCGTGCCGCCGACGAACTTCGGATAGGGCGCGCCCTCGAGGCGCCCCTTGGCCAGCGTGCCGGGGTCGGAGGACTTCTCCACCACCTGGTCGAACCCGTCCCACTCGTCGATCAGGGCCACGGCCACCGTGATGCGCCGGTAGGCGCGCGCCGCCTTGCCGCCGAGCAGGTGCAGCACCGAGTCGCGGAAGGCCTTGTACTTGATCGTGTCCTCGACGCCCTTGCCCTTGCGGCGCGCCGCCTTGACGGCCTCCACGCCCTCGAGCACCGGCTCGATCTCCGACTTGACAAAGGAGTCCCGATCGTCGTCGGTCGGCTGCCACAGCGCCTGCTTGCGACGCCGGTGCGCGATGTTGTAGGCGACGAAGGCGGTGAGCATCTTGGTGTAGCCCACGCGCTTGGACTTCTGGACGTCCAGCTCCTCGATGCGGTCGTCGCTCATGAAGTCGAGGATGCCGATCTGGAACGGCCATGCCTCCCAGGCGCCCTTCTGGTGGCTGCTCTCGCCGGCGAGCTTGAAGTGCTCGGCGGCCCACTCGCTCAGGTGCTGGGGCGGCTCGGCCGCCAGGCTCTCGAGGCCGAGCTTCGCTGCGGCGACGATCGCGGCCCGGGTCTCGGCGGCGATGACGTAGCGCTCGCTCATGAGGCCGGCCACTCCTCGCCCTCGCTCAGCGCGTCCTCAGCCTGGTCGTCCGCGAGCTCGTCGACGCGCGTGGCCACGAGCTTGGCGGTTGAGCGGATCCACTCGTTGCGCGCTGAGGCGATCACCTGCATCACCGTCATGCGCGCCGACTCGGGCAGATCCGGGCAGGCCTTGCGCAGCGCACCCTCCAACTGGTCGAAGCGATCGACGACGCCGGCCGATGCCGCGCCCAGCACGTCGGCGAGCAGGCCGATCGGGGCGTACTCGCCGCGCGCGATCGCGTTCTTCAGCCGCTGGCCCTCCCGCTGCTCCCGCGCAAGCAGCGCCCGCTCATACGCCAAGTCGACCCCCTCGACCTCTCCCAGGCGGCCCGCGGCCTGCTCGCGCAGCCGCGTGCAGTAGGCGTGCAGCCACTGGTCCGCAGTGCCCTCGCGCGGCAGGATGCCGTCGGCGAGCAGCTCGCTGACCTTCTGCTGGGAGATGCCGACGAGGTCCGCGAACTCCTTCTGCGTGACCCGGGCCTTGAGTGCATCAATCACCGTACAACCCCCTTGGGAAGGCTGCTGAACAGTCCGACATCGGGGTTCGAATTACCCGCGAGGCTCAGCCCCCGGGAGGACCCGAAGCCCCCCCGGGGGGCCGGCCCAACCGGGGCGGGGAGACCGGGACGACGCCCGCTCACCGGCTGCTCCCCACCGCTTCGTCGAGCGCGCGCCGGAAGTGCCCCGGGAACTCCTTGTTCGCCACGCGCTCCGCCACCTGGTAGAACGGGAAGCGGCGGCGGTAGCTCGGCAGGCTGGGCACGAAGACCGCCACCGGCCGCACCGCCGTGCCGAAGCCCGTGCGCCGGCGCTCGTAAATCCCGGGTTCGAGCTCGCCGTCCTGCTGCGCGAGCACGAAGTAGCGCGACTGCCTCGCACGTGCGCGAGCCGCGTCCTTGGCGCGAGCCTTCGCCACGCGGTTGGCCACTGCCTTCACGCCCGCCAGACGCATGTCGACGAGCACGGCATTCACGTGCGCGCGCCTCCAGTTGCCGTAGGCATCCAGCTGAGCACCGGCCCCGGGCACGACGTACATCCCGGCGGGCAGGATGCCGGCCGACCGAAGCGCGCGCTCGAAGCCCTTCTCGCGGCGCGGCCCGCCCGTCACCTCGGGAGCCAGCCAGGCACTGGCCGATCGCCCGCCTGCGGCCGCATCCTTCGGCCGGATCACGGCCTCGAGCTTTGCCTTGGTCGCCGGCTGCACGAAGAGGCTGTTGAGCGTGTACGAGGTGGGACGCACGAACACGCTGTCCATCACCTTCTGCTCGACATCGACGATCAAGCGCGCGGTGGCCGTGAGCGCCCTGGCCGCGGCGAACGGGATCTGCTTGCGCCCTACGTCATCCAGCCGCTTGATCACGTCCTCGACGTTGCTGGTGATGGTGATCTTCATCGCCCTGCCCTGTGCTCAGGCTGAGCGGCATACCCCAACGCCTCGCGGTACATCGTGCGCTGCGTGATGGTGAGCGGCTCGCCACTCTGATCCAGCGCTTCCAGCCGGCGCGCCCACGCGCGCTCGCTGCGCACGCTCGCACTGCCCGCCGCCGTCAGCCGCTGCATCACCGTCTTGACACGCTCAGGGTCCGCTGGCGGCGCCGGCAAGGCGGGCGACTGCGGCACCGGCGCATTGCGGCAGAGCGCTGCGAACTCGCCCACGGTCGGCGGCTTGCCGGGAGGCAGGTGCTCGAGGCCGTGCTTGATCGCCTCCGGCCGGCCCGCGAAGCCCGCGAGCTCCTCGGCCCAGTCGGCCTTCACGAGGGCCAGGTCGAGCCCCTCCCACCGGGACAGGAAATCACGGCCGTAGCGCACGGACAGCCGGGCAAAGAGGGCGTCAACCCAGTCGCTTGGCAGAGACATCGATCACCTCCAGGAACGTCGGAACAGGCTTGGATGCAGGAGCGGTGACGCCCTGCAGCGGCTTCGCAGCTGCCTGCGGGCAGATCTGCTCGTACTTCTCCCGCATGGAGCGGGCGTAGGCGGTCTCAGCAGGCGCCGCCTGGGGCAGCGGGCCGCGGTGCAGCGCCTTGGCCACCTCGGCCGCGCGTTGTCGCGCCTTCGACACCGCCGCGAGGATCCATGCGAAGGGGTCGCCCTTGGACTTCGAGGCCTCGGCCAGGTCGGTGAACTCGGCCTCCGACGCTCCAGCGGCGAGCAGCTCGGCGAGCAGCGGGTTGCCGGGATAGACCCGGGAGATCCCCCGGGCCTTCAACGCCTTGCAGACCGCAGCAGCCGGGGTGACGAGGTCGCAGTCGACCTCCTCCGCCTCCAGCCCCTCGACCTCGACGCTGGCAGGCCCCACACCCACCCCATGCCCCCCGAGGGGCAAGGGGGTGTGTTCCTGCTCCTGTTCCTGCTCCTGCTCTTGTTCCTGCTCCTGGCTTCGAAGGGGCTTCGAAGGGGCTTCCACGCAGGCGAGGCTTCCCCCTGCGGACGCTTGCTCATCCGAGGCACCCTCGCGCCGCGTCTTCAGGTGGAACTGCCCGGCGTAGCGGTCAAAGAACGGCCCCAGGAAAGGGCAGTCCGGCAGCGCGTCGTACTCCTTGCGGATGCCGATGCAGCGCTTGTCGCTGGGCTTGAGGGGCTCCGACGCGATCTGGTATGCGGCCATCTCGTGGACCCACACCATCTCCGAAGGGGCATCGAAGCTGCAGAGACCCACTTCGATGCAGCTTCGAAGGCCCTTCGAAGCCCCTTCGATGCCCAGCCCCGTCTCGTGAGCCATGTAGAGCACCGGCTGGTAGAACAGCCCGAGCATGTTCGAGTGGGGCGAGCTCATCAGGTAGAGCGCCACCACCATCGCTTCGGGGCCCTGCTTGCGCAGCGCCTTGCCGGTGCGGCCTGTCCAGATCTTCGGGCAGATCTTCGCGTAGTCACGCATGGCTCGCGCCTCCCCGATATCGCTGCGGTACGCCCATCACGGCACCAGCCTCGCCTGCACCGCAGGCACAGCCACCACGGTGACGACCCGACCAGTGACGCTGCACTCGCGCCGCTGCCCAAGCTGCACCAGGCGCTCGGCTGCAATCAACCCATTCACGCAGCGAGACACAGTCGACCCCTCCCAGCGCCGCGAGGTAATGAGTTCGAGCCGCTCTCGGATCTCCGAGCGCGTCAACCCGTCCATGCCATTGCGTTGCGCTGCGCGCACCACGTCCTCGACATCGTCGTTCTGATGCCGCTGCCTTTCCAGTCCGATATCGGCAAGCGCCTGGGCCTGCGCGTCACGGCTTTCATGTGTAGTCGATTGGGTTTCCATCACGGTCCTACGCGAGGAGAGAGCCGCCGAGGCGCGCTTGGAGCGCGTGGCGGGGAAAGGGCGGGAGCCCACGGTCATGGGAAGATTTGTCTTCCACAACCAACCGGCCCATGAAAGGGGCTCCCATGGAAATGCCGAGCGTGCGGACCTCGTTGCGAGATCCGGCCAACGAGGTGACGTACCACGTCGACGCGTACCGCCAGCTCACTCGCCAGGAACTGCTGATGGCAGTTGCGATGTACCAGCGGCAGGTGAAGAAGAAGCCGAAGAGAGGAACAGCCGTGACCATCAAATCTCTCATCGGCCTCGGTGAATGAGGCTTTGAGCCAGGCACTGAGCCCACCGGCTGGAAAGACGAACAGAGAGGGCGCGGCCCCTCTGAAAGACGGTCAGGATCTTGAAGCCGCCCCAGGAATCAGCCACGACGAACACCATGTCCTTGCTCATCCGGCGCTGCGCGCGCTTCTTCGCTTTCCTGATGCTGACCATCACAGCACCTCCAGCAGCCCATTCAGCGCGGCGATCGCCTCGCTGACTTCCTTGCGGATCTGGCTGCGATCGTTCGGGGAGATCGACCGCTTCTGCAGCGCCGCGTGCACTTGGCGATAGACGTCGCCCGACTCGGCGCCGATGTGCGCGAGCTGCAGGTGCACCGCGGCCACATCGACCTCGGTCTCGGACTCGGAAGCCGGCGAGTTGCTCTTGCGCAGGGGCGGCTCGTGGTCGAGCGCTGCAGCCGCCGAGTACAGCGGATCGAACCGGTCCGCGAAGGCCTGGATCGCGATGAACTCCGCCACCGTGACGTGGTGGGTGTCGCAGGTAGGGCTCACCTTCTTCTGCAGCGTGTGCGGGTTCATCTTCATCCGCACGGCCAGCGCCGGAATGCCGCCCGGGTAGTCGTGCGCGATGTGATAGATCGCGTCGTGCACGTCGGTGAGCACCGGCATGGCAGCTCCCGGGGTGCCGATCTCGGTCCCGATATCGGCGGTGACGAATGGTTTCTGCGGCGGGATAGTGCGGCTCATGGGCAGAGACTCGATCGAAGGGTGTCAGGGAGGGCGAGGCGAGGCCGGCGCGGATCAGGGGTGGTTCGCGCCGGCCGACATCGACCGGGCGAAGCGCAGGCAGGCCGCCTCGATATCCGCTGCATCGCGCTCGGAGCGGCGGGACACGGCCAGGAAGGCGAGCGGCAGCGGGGCGAAGGCCGCCCACCACAGCAGAGGGCTGAAGAGGAGGATCACAGGCGGGGCTCCCAGTTGCGGAAGGCGCCCGCCTTCACGTCGAAGCACGCGGCGCACGGCGCGTCGAGGTGATGGGTGTGTTCCTGCGCGCAGGTGGAGCAGTGCACCCGCACGCCCGGGGTACGCCCCCCGTTCAGGGGTGCAGGCACGGGCACGATATCGGCAGGATGAACTTGGGGAAGTTGCGCCTGCGGTGCGGTGGCGAGGGCTGCTTGCATTGGCGGATGGGGAGCTGGCAACGGGAGGGCTGAGGCGGCTAGGCGACGCGCCTCAGACCGGGAAGGGGCGGGAGCCCACGGTCATGGCAGGATTGAAGTCCCACCCACAACGCCACCAAGAAAGGGGCTCCCATGGAGCTGATGGACCGCGCATTGCAGCGCGAGATCCTGGAGAGGCTGGCCGCCGCATACCCCTCGCAGATGCAGCCCGAGGAATTGACCCTGGGCCTGGACTCCGAGGACCGGCGGTGGATCTTCAACGCGACGTACCTGCACGAGCACGGCCTCATCGACGCGAAATCCGTGAAATTTCTCAGCGGCCAGATGCGGGTGCATCTCGCGGCCATCACGGCTCGCGGGCTCGATTTCCTGCAAGACGACGGCGGCCTATCCGCCATGCTGGGCGTGGTCACGGTCCGGCTGGAAGCCGAGACTCTTCGCGCCTTGCTGGAAGCGAAAGTACAGGCCAGTGGCCTACCGCCGGAAGAGAAGGCGCGCATCACGACGGCCTTGCGGGATCTTGGCGGGGAGGCGTTGAAAGCAGCGACCACACGCCTCGTGGAGGCGGGTATGGATCACTGGCCGGAAGCACTCGCGTGGCTTCAAACACTGCGTGGTTGAGCGCAACGAACCGGAACTCGAACTGGAGCGCGATCTGCGCCTCGCCCACCTGAAGATGGAGCACTCCACCCTCCTTCGCTGCCTCAATCAACGCCGGGGGCACTGCCAGCCGCAGGCGGACGGTGTCGTCCTCCACGCGCTCCATATGGAGTTGCAGTCCGGGGAGCATCGGCACTGCTGCGAACGCAGGCAAGCCCTCACGATCTGCCAGGGCCTCCATGCTGCGCGCGATTGACCTTAGCGCGCGGCTGTCTTCTTCGAGAAACGTCATTGCAACCCTCCCCCTACGCCATCAACGCCGAGACAGACCGCTTTCTGCGGGGGATCGAATCACGCTGCATGGCAACTCTCCTGCACCAAGCCGACCGGGCCCTTGTCCTTGCGGTCGGTGGCGCGGCGCGCGCCCTTGCGGCGCTCGAAGGGGCCGTGGCGGCGGTCGCCGTGACGGCGCTCATAGGGCGAGGCAACTTCAGGAGCCCCCGCAGCACCAATCAACTCGGGCCAGATGTAGTGCCAGTCGTTGGGACGCAGGTGCCAGCGGCACAACTCCTTCTCACTCTCAAACTCAATGCGGACTGCTTCAGCAGGACTCATGGCTCCACGCCCCGTCATGCACTGATAGAGATAGTCCTTGTTGACGCCAACCTTGGCGGCAATCCGCGCTCGATCTTGGGCGGTGATATGGCTCATCCCCCGAAGTCTAGCTCACAGCTAGAGATAGTCAAGCCGGAGGCTAGATGGCAGCTCTAGCTATTTGCTTGAATCTAGCCATGACCGTGCAGGACAACTGGCTAGCCAACTTACGGGCGCTCGTGGACGAGCTGAGCGAAGGCGACGACAAGCGCGTCGGCTATCGCGCTGTTGCCTCTGCAAGTGGGCTCTCTGAGGAATACATCTATCAGCTCTATGAGGGCAAGCCGAAAGCAGATGGCAGCCCTCGGCATGTCGGCCCACGGGCCGCGAAGGCAATCGCAAGAGCTTTTGCCGAGGGACGTCCTCACGACTGGTTTGACCAAGCCGCCAGCACAGTAGCAACTCGTACGGATACGGCTCGCCCTGAGCCAACCCCGGCAACGCGCCCAGTCCTAAACGAAGAAGCTGCAGAGCTGACTTACGCAGGCCGGCCGTCTGTGTCGAAAAGAGTACGGGTAGTTGGAATGGCGAAGCTGGGAGACAACGGGTGGTACGAAGAGCTGTCCCTGGTCCCAGGGATGGGAGACGGCTACGTTGATGTTCCCACGCGAGATCCCGATGCCTATGCACTGCTAGTTCGTGGCGACAGCATGCATCCCGCTATTCGCGACGGCTGGCTAGTTGTAGTCGAGCCGAACTCCAGGCCAGCAGTCGGGGAATACGTAGCGATCAAGCTCCGAGACGGAAAGAAGATGGTCAAGGAGCTGCTTTACTACAGAAAGGACAGCGTGGCCCTCCTCAGCGTCAACGGTGAACGGCGAATTACCCTGGGAACCGATGAGATCGAGCTGATCCACGCTGTAGGCTTCATCCTCCCCCCTAGCAAATGGCGGCCTGACATCGAGTGAAGGCCGCCACCGCCTCCTCACCCCACCAGCCACTCTGCCCGCCCTGCGCGGGCTTTTTTCTGTGGCCAGCTAGAGAGTTCTAGCTAAAAACTTGACATCATCTAGCTTCAAGCTAGACTTCCGCCATCGCCTCCACCAAGGACCGATGATGGCAAGCCCCACCCACCCCGCATCCGAAGGCCAGCAGCAGCCGGCCCTCTCCCAGAAGCCGACCCACCACCTCAGCCACGACGTAGGCGGCCACGACGACAACTGGCACACCCATGTCCGCGTCGCCACGGGCGAAGGCGTCTCGGTTGAACCGGACCGGCTCGCAATGGTCTCCTTGACGACCGGCTGCGCGAGCCTGCAGACCTACCCCAGCGCCGAAGATCTGCGCGCCATCGCCGCCGGCCTGCTGGCCGCCGCCGATGCCCTCGAAGGCACGATCCTCCTGCTCAAAGCCGCTGACGCCGCCGAGGCCGCAGCCGCTCAGCCCACCGTGAAGGAGGCCTGAGCGATGGCAACCGTCACCAGCCCCCTGTCGCACCCGCTGCACCGCTTCGCCCCTCAGGGCCTGAGCTACTGGCGAGTGCTCCACACCAACGAGCAGACCCTCGAGCGCACCGAGTGCCGGGTGTGGGCCCGCTCCAGCAAGGCCGCCGCCGATATCGCCGAGCGAGATCTCGGCCGCGGCCCCGCCTCGACGATCAACCTGAGCGCACGCCAGGCGCGCGCCGCCCTGAGCAGCTGAGCGACGTCATGCGCGAGCTGCCCACCCCTACCCGCCTCGAGCTGCAGCAGCCCTGCCGCCGCTATGACGCCTCGGCGCGCGCCTGCGTGGTGTTCGCCGTGGCCTACGTGACGGCGATCGCCTGCTACGCCGCCTGGGTGCTGTGGCAATGACCGCCCTCCTCGCCCACCAGGCCGCCGCTCGGAAGGTGTCCTACCGCGCCTGCGAGCTGTGCGACTTCGGTACCACGCGCAACGGGGTGCGGCACTGCCGCTGTGCCCGCGCGCTCTCGACAGCCGGCGAGCACCCGGTCGCGCCCGAGAGAGCGCTGCCGGTGGCCATCGTGCGCGCCCCCGACGGATCGTGCGGGCCCGACGCGCGGCACATGCGCGCGCCGTTCCTCGACGCCTGATCCCCTTCCCAATGCCTCTCACCAACCGTCACGCCATGCATGCTCAACCCCTCCTCCTCGGCCTGATCGGCTTCGCCGGCTGCGGCAAGTCGACCGCGGCCCGCTACCTCGAAGACCAGCACGGCTTCGAGCAGCTCGGCCTCGCCGACCCGATCCGCAACATGCTCTGCGCCCTGCTCGACGCAGCCGGCGCAGGCGGCGAATGGATGACCGAGCGCGCGCTCAAGGAGCTGCCGGTCCCCACGATCGGAGTCAGCTACCGCCACCTCGCGCAGACCCTCGGCACCGAGTGGGGCCGCGCCATCAGCCCCGACTTCTGGCTGCGCATCGGCACCGGCAAGCTGCTGCAGGCCAAGGAGCTCGGCATCGACCTGGTGCTGTCCGACATCCGCTTCCCCAACGAGGCCGCCTGGATCAAGGCCCACGGCGGGGTGCTCGTGCGCATCTCGCGCCCCGGCCTGCCCAGCGTGCGTGATCACGAGAGCGAGCGGCACTCGTCGACGCTGCCGGCCGACCACGAGATCGACAACCGCGGCTCGATGGCCTGCCTGCGCGATCAGCTCGACAGCCTGATCCATGAGCTGCGCGTGCAGCAGCTCGCTCGCAACGCCGCCTGAGAGGCAGCCATGCTCGACGACACGCTCCGCACGGCCGACCTGAGCGACGCTGCGCCGGCCCATTTCGTGCGCCCCACCCCGGGCTACCACTGGATGACGTGGGAAGAAGCCATCCTGAGGAAGCATTACCCGGACCGCGCCACCGGCCCCGCCCATTGCGCCGAGCTGCTCCCGCACCGCGCGCTGAGCAGCATCTACGCCAAGGCACGCACCCTCGGGCTGAGCGCCCCGCACCAGGGCTCGGCCGGCAAGCAGTTCGCTCGCACCTGGGAGCGCACCGAGGCGATCGATGCAGCGCTGCGCGCGCACTACGCCAGCAGCACCGGACGACGCGGCGGCATGGCAGCACTGGCAGCAAGCACCGGGCGGCCCCGCGGGTGGCTCCAGCACCGCGCGGCCGAGCTCGGGCTCACCCGCTCGAACCCGATGCTGCTGAACAACCCCTGGAGCGCCAAGGAACTTGAGCTGCTGGAAAAAGTGGCTCACCTGTCGCTGAAGGTGATCGTCTCGAAGCTGAAGGCCGCGGGCTTCACGCGCACCCAGGGCGCCGTGATGGGCCAGATCAAGCGCCGCAAGCTCGACCGCGACGACCCGGACCGTTTCACCACGGTCTCGCTGTCCCAGGCGCTGGGCGTGTGCGAGAAGACGGTGGCGCGCTGGATCGACCAGCACGGCCTGCCTGCCGAGCGCGAGGGCGCCGCGCAAGTGCGCCGCGTGCATCGCAAGAAGCTGCGCGCATGGATCGCGAAGAACCTGGCCGCGATCGACCTGCGCCGCGTCGACCAAGCGTGGTTCATGGATCTCGTCTTCGGAGGCTGACCATGCCCGCACTGCTAACCGTTGAACAGATTCGCACGATCCGCCTCGCTCACACCAGCACGCTCGACGCGCTGCACTCGGGAGAAGCCTCCGACGCCACCCTGTGGGACTGGGTCGAGTCCGGCCTGACCTGGTCGCGCACCTCGCAGCTGCTCGGCGAGGGCGAGCCCGAGATGGACGCCCAGCTCGAGCTGATGCTGTCGGTGCTGGAGCGCTACGGCCGCACCGGTCGCATCACGCTCGAGGGCGGCGAGTACGAGGCGGCGCGCCGCGGGGTGATGGTGATGGACATGCTGGCCGACCGGACCACGGATGTGGTCGCGAGCGAAGCCGCCATGTGGTCCAACGCCCAGCTCGAGGCCGTGAAGGCGCGCGTGCAGCGGCCGCGCGCGGCGGCCGCGCCCGGGTCTGCGCTGCAAGTCCGAGCGGAGCAGGAGCGCCACGCATGAACGCCCCCGCCCTCCTCTTCTCGCCCGGCTCGCTGCAGAAGCGCGAGCTCTACCGCGCCCAGGCCCGCGTGCCGGCCTCGTCGGCCGGGCCGGACCTCTTCGTCAGCGTCTCGGCCACGAGCCAGCGCGTGCGCCTCGATCACGACACCGTCGCCGCGGCGATCAAGCTCGACCTGAGCCTGGAGCAGGCCCGCGCGATCGGCGCCGAGCTGCTGCGCGCCGTCGACGCCACCCAGCCGCCCGAGCCGGCCCCTGCGGCCGACAGCAAGGCCACGGGCACCGGCGAGCTCCTCGCCACGCTGCGCCAAGTGCTGAGCATCGCCCACGCCCGGATCGACCTGACCCGCCTCAACGACGACGAGCGGCAGGCGTGGCGGAACGCGCGCCGCACAGCCAGCCACGGCGCCGACACCGCCCCCACGACGACCACAACGACCTGAGTCCATGCCAACCGCAACGATCACCCTCACCGACCAGGGCGACGAGATCCACGTCCGCCTGTCCTTCGACCCCAGCTGCCAGGACGACAGTCCCGCTCACGGCCTGGCGCTCCAGTGCCTGATGCTCATCAACGAGAAGCTCGGCGGCGAGACCGCCAGCGCGGAGGGCTGAGCCATGGGCCTCGTCAAGAAGGAAGACGTGCGGAAGGCCCTGAAGGCCGCCCGGGATCGCAACTTCGAGCTGAGCGAGCCGGAGATCCGCGCGCACATCGCACAGTCGCTCTCGCTGCCCGTGGAGGCGGTGGACGAGGTGGCCGAGGAGCGGGAGGCCTGCCATGGCTGAGAACTCCGGCATCGAGTGGACCGACCACACCTTCAATCCGTGGATCGGCTGCACCAAGGTCTCGCCTGCCTGCGACCACTGCTACGCGGAGGCGCTGGTGCAGCGCTTCGGGGGTGACTTCACGCAGCGCCGCCTCACCTCCGCAGCGAACTGGCGACTGCCGCTGAAGTGGGAGCGCCATGCGCGTGCCGCCGAGGCAGGCTGGAAGGCGGGCGTCGAGCTGCACGGCAGCGAGGAGGCCTGCATTGCCGCCGGCTTCTCCAAGCCGCGCCGGCCGCGCGTGTTCTGCGCCTCGCTCGCCGACGTGTTCGACAACCAAGCTCCAGCCGAGTGGCGGTCGGACCTGTTCCGGCTGATCCTCGACACGCCGCACCTCGACTGGCTGCTGCTCACGAAACGGATCGGCAACGTCGCGCCGATGCTGCGCGAGATTGCCGGTGACCTGCACCTGCTTGCCGACCCCGCTTGGACCGGCCAGCTCCCGCAGAACGTCTGGATCGGCGCCACGGTCACCTGCCAGGCCGAGGCCGACCGCGACATCCCGAAGCTGCTGGCCGTGCCGGCGGCGCGCCGGTTCCTGAGCATGGAGCCGCTGCTCGGGCCGGTGGATCTGAAGGACGTGCTGATGCCTGAAAGCGGGCACGGCCACCATGAATTCAGCCCGATCATCACGGGCAATGCCCTCAAGCGGGCCAACCCGCTGAACCCAAGAATCGACTGGGTGATCGTTGGCGGCGAGAGCGGCCCGAAGGCCCGGCCGATGCATCCCGCCTGGGTGCGCTCGCTGCGCGACCAGTGCACTGCGGCCGGCGTGCCGTTCCTGTTCAAGCAGCACGGCGAGTGGCTTGCGACCGCCTTCTGCACTGACGAGCAGGCCGAGATGCCGCACCGCGGGCTGGCCTACGTCCGACGTGACGGCACGACCCACGACGGCGCTGGCGGCGTGGATTTCTTCGGCGGCGACGAGGAGACCACGCGCGTCGGCAAGAAAGCCGCCGGCCGGCTGCTCGACGGCGTGACGCACGACGGCTTCCCGGGAGGTGCAGCGTGACCACCGAGACCATCACCTGGCACCCGGTGGCCGAGCAGATGCCGGACGGCGACACGACGGTGCTGATGGCCCTGGAGGGCGACGACGAGCCCACGTGGCCCGGCTTCTACGCCGGGGGCGGCTGGTACTACGTCAGTGGCGGGCGCGTCGCCGGCCACGTCACGGACTGGGCAGACATGCCGGGAGGGCCGAAGAGATGACGCATGAACTCGGCCTCCTCTGGACAGACTCAGCTCTGCGTCGGCCCCGGAACCCTCAAAGGCGGCTCGGGGCGCCCGTGATAGAGGCTCCACGCCCCGGCGAAACGGGCCTTTGTGACGTTGTTGCGCCACCATGTGCCGCAGTCTTGGCAGATATGGATTTCGTTGACGCACAGCTCGCGCACGTCTTCCCCTCCATGCGCAAAGAGCAAGCGCAGCCTCTCATGTCCTTTGACCTCCGGAGCCTCTCGAGCCATCACATCACAGGCTGCGCATATCACCATCTAACTTCATCCTCTTTTATTCGAGGCGGGAGTATCGGGAGATCCGACTTGATGCACCAGCGCTGTGCCAGTTTGGATTTAGGCACAGCGGAGGTTGCTGCATGAAGGCGATCGACCTCTTCGCCGGGGCCGGCGGCTTCAGCACCGGCGCACGCCTTGCCGGCGCGCAGGTGGTGTGGGCTGCCAACCACTGGCCCACCGCGGTGCAGTGGCACTCGGCCAACCACCCGGAGACCGCGCACGCCTGCCAAGACCTGCAGCAGGCCGACTTCCGGGACGCGCCGGCTCACGATGTGCTGTTGGCCTCCCCGGCCTGCCAAGGCCACAGCCGGGCCCGCGGCGCCGAGCGGCCGCACCATGACGCGCTGCGCTCGACCGCCTGGGCCGTGGTGACCTGCGCGGCGGTGCATCGGCCCGCCGCCGCGCTGGTCGAGAACGTGCCTGAGTTCGCACAGTGGGCGCTATACCCCGCCTGGTGCGCTGTGATGCACGCGCTCGGCTACGCCCTGCAGCCGATCGTCGTCGACGCGGCCGACCACGGCGTGCCGCAGCACCGGCGCCGGCTCTTCATCGTCGCCACGCGCTCCCAGCACCCGATCGAGCTGCGCCTGCCGCGGCGCGAGCACGTGGGCGCAGCGCGCGTCATCGACTTCCAAGCCGGCAAGTGGACGCCCGTGCACCGCCCCGGCCGCTCTGCAAGGACGCTCGAGCGGATCCAGCGCGGCCGGGCGCAGCACGGTGAGCGCTTCGTCGCGCCGTACTACGGCAGCGGCTCCGGCCTCACCGGCCGCTGCCTGAGCCGGCCACTCGGCACCGTGACGACGCGCGACCGCTGGGCGGTAGTCGATGGCGAGCGCATGCGCATGCTGAGGGCCGACGAGTGCCGGGCGGCGATGGGCTTTCCGGAGGGCTACCGGCTGCCTACGCAGCACCGCGAAGCCGTGCACCTGCTGGGCAACGCCGTGTGCCCGCCGGTCGCAGCCGATCTGATCACCGCATTGAAGGAAGCCGCATGAGCCGCCGAGCCAGACAACGAGCGGACTCCCGCCCCTGGGAACGGGATGCCGACCTCGATCCCGGCCTGCTGGCCGCCTTGGACCACCTCGCCACCGAACGGCGCCTACCGGAGCACCACCAGGTCGAGCAGGAGCAGATCTCGCGCCCCCACCTCGCCGGCAACCAGAACCACCAGAGCCACCAGCAATGAACACCACGACCCAAGTCCTCAGCACCATCGCCGAGTCACTGCGGCGTGCCGGAGCGACCCTGCCGGCGCCCGAGTCCGACGGCACGGTCGAGACCGCAATCAAGACCGGCCTGTCCATCGCCCTGTGCGTCGTCGAGCAAGAGGCGCGGCGCGCCATGGCGCAATCAGCTTCCCTCCCGCGCCTGAAGAGCTGCGATGGAGAAGGAGGCCCCCATGACTAACACTGCCCGGCCCGACACCATCACCACCGAGGAGTGCGCCGAGCTGCTGCACTGCTCGGCCGACCAGGTCGAGGAGCTTGCTCGTGCAGGCGACATCCCCGGATTAAAACTAGGCCGCTCGTGGCTGTTCGTGCGGGCCGACCTGCTGGACTACCTAGCCGAGAAAGCTCGTGCAGAAGCCGCTGAGCGGCGTGCCAAACGCGAACAGCCTGCCCCTGCCGTGACCTTGCTGCAGCGCATGCCGAAGGCATCCCGCCGCCGCACACCCCCAGCCCTGCCGGCAGTCGTTGCACAAGCCTGAAAAACATGGTCGAGCTGCGCCTAACGCTCCCTCGAACCCACGCCTGCGACGAGTTGGCAGACAGGGCCGCGGGCTGACCCCCGATAACGCCCGCTTTCTGAGACTAGAACCGAACACACCCCAGGGGAAACGAGATGGAACTGACCCGCGAAGAACTGAGCCTGCTGCTGTTTCTCGAGACAAATCCCTGATACGCAACGAAGGAAACCAGATGATCTCCTCCACTGAAGCCGAGGCCCTTGCCAAGCAGCACATCCAGGCCTACGTCAACGCCTGTGGCTGCAACACTGTCGAGGACGTGGGCAACGTGCTGATGAAGCTCGTGAGCCTTGCCGGTATCACGATGTGCGCCACCGTTGGGCAGGCTGATGCCGTAGCACGCCTGGAAGGCACCACCCGCCATATCGCCAACCGGCAGTTCTCCACCTGGCGGATGGAGCGGGCGAACTGATTGCCCATGCAGCGCCTCTCGTAGAGCTTTCGCCTGCCCCCAACAACCAGGCAAGTACCGGCGGATCGCGAACATGAAAAAGGGGTAGCTCACGCTACCCCTCGACACCCCCCCGAAAGGAGGACATCTCCCAAAGAACAAGCGGGCCTTTAGCGCTTCTTGTTCGACTGCGACACAGCGCTCCCCGCCAACGTCTTCGTGGCCGCGCTGTACTTGCTGCTGTTCAGCACCCGGGACGCCAAGTCCTCGACGCGCGAGCCCGTCTGGTTGGAGCTTCCTGTCTGACTCAAAACGGACGCTGCGAGCGTCTTGGCGGTGGACGAACTCCCCTTGTTACGCAAGGTATCAGAGGCGAGGGAGGCGACCTTGGGAGAGGTCTGTTTGGTGTTGTCAGCCATGGTTAGGCCCTTTCATTTTTGAAGGTCCTCGCCCTCAAAAACCGACGCCCAGCTAGAATCTCAGGTCGCAACGTGGTCCTGCTAGGGCCGTCCCCACGGGCGAGAGATCGCTGGGGCGCACGAGGGTCAGGATGGCAGTCCTGACCCTTTTGCGTTTCTGGCGTCCCCAGTGCACCAAGGGTTGACGAACTTGCAAATTCGCACACAATGAAGGTTGACGAAACACTTCATTTGCACAAACCATGAGCTTGCCCCTTCCCTCTCACTTCTTCCCTGAGCTGACTGACGAGCGCTTGTCAAGCGTGGCGCGCTGGCTGCTGGAAGAGCTGCATGCGACTGATCTGGACCTCGCCCGCTACACCGACACCCGCTACACCAGGGGCACTACGACGTTCGGTAGGCAGTGGTCACGCCTAGTTTTGGAAAAGAAATCCGGGAAACACCATTGGTTCTCTAGCACCCATGAGGGCAACGATATTGTTATTACTGTGGGTGGAGTACCGTGCAGATTTAGCAATGACAATGCAGCGCGCCCTACTAAAAAGGCCGCCGTTACTGCAAACCGATACCAAGAGTCCTTTCTTGAACTTGGCGAACCTGGCGAGCCGCGCCGTTTTTGCTTCATTGTTGATCGTGGCCCTCATGAAGACGCGGAGCCACGCGTTGAACTTCTTGGCTTTGACGTCAACAACCAAATAGTTTGCCGCTGGGCGTCCACTGCTGTCCGCGTCCTCAAGACAATTTCCACCCATATTGCACAACCTGTCGATATTTCCAAGCCTATCATTGTGCCCAAGCGGCGCGACGAAGATGGCGAAGCAGCAGAAACTGGAGCATGAGCGAATTTATTGGAACGAACCTGCGTCTGGCCCGACTTTTTCATGGCCTATCTCTGGCCGATTTGGGCGAGCGCTTAGGATGTTCAAAACAATTCTTGAGCCGACTTGAAGCCGGAGGAGAGCCAGTATCTTCGCCGCTTGAGCAGTCAATGGCAGAGGAACTACAGGTTCTTCCTGAGTTCTTCTACCATATTGATCCGATGCCGATTTCAGAAGAGCAGTGCCATTTTCGCAAGCAACTGACAACCAAGGTTTCACTGCGTCAGGAGGCACGAGCACGCGGGGAAATGCTGAAGCGTCTAGTTTGCGTACTAGAAAGCCACCTAGAACTACCCCCTTACTCAATTGATTCGGCCGAGCCCACGTCAGCAGAAGCCATCGAGCGAGCAGCCGAAAGCTGCAGAGTTAAATGGGGCCTCGGGATGGGTCCAATAGCGAACGTGACCCGCGTTTCCGAAAAGGTTGGCGCGGTCGTCATGCACGTTAGCGGACTAGCCAACGAAGTTGATGCCATTTCCTTTGCAACACGCCGCCCAGTAATTGCGCTCAACAGTTCAGGCAGGTCAGTTTGCCGGAGTCGCTTTGGCATCGCCCATGAGCTAGGACATTTAGCATTGCATACCGGGGTACTTACAGGCGACAAATACACTGAAAACGAAGCCAACCGCTTCGCCAGTGCCTTTTTGCTCCCCAGATCCTCATTCTCCTTCGAGTGCAAAATTGCACTCCGCGGCTCAAGACTAAATTGGAATGGACTTTCAGAGCTAAAAATGCGCTGGGGAGTTTCAAAGGCAGCCATCCTGTACCGTGGCCGCCAACTCGATATATTTTCCGAAGACCAAGTCAGGGCCGGCTACATCGGCCTTAGCAGACACGGAGAAGCTATTCAGGAAACAGAGGATCACTTGATCCCACCTGAAAAACCAGAGGTTATACAAGACGGGCTCAAAGTAATGAACGAACACCTTGGGATGCCTGAGGCCGCGATCGCACGCGCCATGTACGTGCAACCCAAGTTTCTACATGAACTACTTAATTGCTCGCCTACCCTCAAGACAACTAACGTTATAAATCTCTTTGAGCGCCAACCAATAGCGTCTTAGCTGCGATAGCCAGTCGTCGAGCGCTTGTCAACGAGAAAAATTAGTTGCATGGCCCGCCTATTTGGCGGGCTTTTTATTTGAGCCCCATTCGTAAGCTCCCTCTGCGTCCATCGCTTTTTGGCGATTAGCCATCCTTGACGTTCACCCACATCCGCTGCGCCAGATCGGCGCCGCGGAACGAGGCATACCGGTGCGCCATCGTTGAGTTCGGGGCCCACCCCATGATCCGGTTGATCTCCTCAAGGCGCCACATCCAGCCGCCCGACGCATCGCGCATCTCCAGCCACCGGCATGTCGCCTCATGCCGCAAATCGTGCTCGTGCAGGTTTTCGCAGCCCGCGTACTCAAACGCGACGCGGAAGCGATCCGAGAGCCGCTGTGTGCACTTCTTGAGCGTCATGTCCGGCTCCTCCTCAAGGAACGGGAACAGGTAGGCGGCGGGGAGCATCGCGCGCGTGCTCAAGTACTCGCGCAGGACCGCATAGAGCTCAGGGCGGATTGGCACGTCGCGAAATGCCACGCGGCCGCGCCACTGCTTGCTGCACTGGGCCCGGATCACCTTGGCATCAAGATCCACCTGTCCACGCCGCAGCGAGTAGGCCTCGCGCAGCCGAAGTCCGGTCGACACGATAAGGCGGAACAGCGTCAGCAGCGCATTGCCGCCCTCGAGGAGCAGCGCGCGAGGCTTGCCGGGGAACACTTCGCCTGACAGCGCGCGCACGATGCGCTCCTCCTCGCCTGGATGCAACCGCCGATCCCGCGACACGTCGCGCCGCACTTCCTTGCCGGCTGCCTCCACCAGCTTGCGATCGACGTCGGTGTAGCTGCTGTAGCCCTTGGGCAGCAGGCGCACCGCGTTCTGCAACTTCACATCCGGATTCGTGCGCAGGAACTCGTCGATTGCGCGTCCAAGCGCTTGGACGCGGTGGCGGATGCTGTTGGGAGCCAGGTTGTTCTCGACCTTCAGTCTTCGCACATAGCCCGATACCCACTGGTAGTCGGCGTCGACCAGACGCACGGAACCGACCTCCCGCATCAGCGAGCCGATGGTGATCTGCTGGGTCGGCGCCGGGATGCCGCTGTTCGCATAGAGCCGCAGCACGTAGCCAAGGGTGCGCCCGTCGTTGCGGGTGGGCTCGGTCAGCAGCTCGGTCGGCGGCGGCAGGCCCGCCATCTTCATCAGCTTCCACTGACCTGATTCGTCACGAAGCTCAGCTTGGCTCATCCTGTGAGACTGTCGACCATTACGCT